GTTGGCTATTAATCTTAAACATTCTCAATTTTTGTTAATGAGATATGTTTCTAAGAGTAATACTCCCATCCCTTTGTCTCCTAGGGTCTCGACTTCTTCTGGATTGCCTAGGTGTATCCCAGTGATGCACAGAAGGTATATTAGAGAAGGTAATAGTATCTATATTAAGTTCTGGTTGTCGTTATTCAGTTTATACCGAGTAATTCCATATCCAGGAAAACTTAAAATTAGTACTATTACAGCTCCGGGACCAGTCATTAAATTTAATGATGCCCTCGACCACATCCTGCGATGATTCGCCGGTAAATTTAATTTATCGACGGAAGCACCAGAGTTGTGGCGACCTATTCTTATTTTGAAATCTGGTCCTGGAACTTCGAGTATGAAGCAGACTTCTACCTCAATCTCTATGGCGATTCAATACGCGATTGAATTAGCCTCTACTAACCAGTTAATGTTTCCATTCACAATGACCTGCAAAATGTTAGGAGACATTAAACCTATAGTATGATTGTTGAAGTTATGCCCATATCCTTTGGTTCCCAAACTTAATTTAGGTAAATTAGGTTTCAAAGCGGAACCTGGTAAGGTTAGAGCCTTTGCCATGGTTGATTGGTGAACTCAGACTGTGTTGTATCCATTACATAATTTAATTATGGGTATTTTGAAAACAATGCCTATGGACTCAACGTTTAACCAAGATAAGGCTGTACAACGTATTCAAGCCAAAAGCAAAGGTTGCCCTTTATTTTCTTTTGATTTGACTGCGGCTACAGACCGTCTTCCTGTTAAACTACAATCTAAGATCATCGATTTGATCATTCCTCGATTAGGAGAGTATTGATCTTCTCTTCTAGTCGATCGTTTATACTCGCTAGGTAAGCGTAAGACCATTCGGTATGCCGTAGGGCAACCCATGGGCGCTTACTCGAGTTGAGCGATGCTAGCTTTGACTCACCATTTTATAGTTCAGTGAGCTGCATATCGCGTCGGTCTATCTGGTTATATTAAATTATTTGATCAGTACCAGGTATTGG